TATCAGGCAGAATGAGGATTGCGTGATAATTCTCAGGATCGGCGTAAAACTCCAATGCCTCCCGTGCAATCTTGATTTTCTGATTCAGATCCTTGATCAGGGTTAATCCCTCCACTTCCGGTATCTTTAGGGCGGGAATGGCTACCAGCTGGCCATTAATGACGGCATCCGCAACGCAGATATGTTCAAACTTGGGACCGGGCTTGTAATAGATGATTTCGCTCATTTTGCCTCCTTTCTGATATCTGATGCCCTGATTTCATGTTTCTCTACTTTTCCTGACTGAGTGAACTGCGTGCGGATCATCACCACGGGATCAACCTCATCCAGCATATCAGAGTGGAACTGATGGCAATTGCCACAGTATTTCTCCAGGACATCTTGTGGGTGATGACTCGTCATCCCGCATTTCGGGCAGGTAATAGATTGTTCGCTCATTTTGCCTCCTTCTTCTTCGCATCCTCCAATATCTTGCCGATTAGTGGATTAATGCCAGCTTCACGGTCATGCAGGATTATGCCCTTCACGACCTTATGAAGTTCCGGGGAATAATACTCATACCCGTATTCGTACTCAGATCCGCCTTTTGGCGATTTACCGTAATTACGGCCGTAGATATGGATTATCAGCGATCCATTGATTCTAATTTCGACTGTGAACATGTTTCCTCCTTTTTCTGTTTTAATACTGAGAGCAGTGCAATTCTTGCTTGATCCAATTCCTCAGCCCACATCTTATCGATTTCTTTGTCTGCAGGATTAGGCCAAGGTACATAACCAAATCCACTGGCGTGGGTGTGACAGCCTGGATTCCTGTCGCTCCAATCCGGCTCTCCGTAAACCCTAGGGGTCATGCCCCCAATCCTCCAATAAGCATACTGAGCACCGCCTGGTGCCCAGCGCCGTAGGTAGAGATATTCTTCTTTTTCCCATCCTTTAGCACGGCCGTGAATTCGCATTTGTCTTTATCGACCTCGATCGAAGCGATCTGGTCCGGAAAGTCAAACCCGTCCAGATAGCTTTTAGCTGAATCCGGGATGATTAACGGCAATCGAACCAGGAACGACTCCATGAAGGAGAAATTATAAAGCCGATACGCTTCCAACATCGTCTTCATAAATTCCAATGGTTCTTTGCTGGCTTTTTTGCGTAACCGCAGATAGGTGACCATATTGTCGAAAAGACGCATATCAGCCGACATGTAGGTTACAGGTGTGATTTCTCCGGCCACTCCACTACTGATCACCTTCCCGTCCTTAAGTTCTACCATTACGTATCCCTTGGTGTAGACAGATCTGAACACACCATTGAAGTTTTGCTCAGTAAACGTGTTATCGAATACGAATTGAGCCGCACTATTTGGACTCGGAGGCGCAGTCCGCATCACGCCAACAGCCCCCAGGGCATAAGCCACTTTGAGCATGAACGATTTGCCTGAGCTATTAGCGCCAACGAATACAGCTAATTGCTGTAATTCGATCTCCTGATTCATTTTGAATGGTGCCGTGATATCGAGCACCAGTTTCTCTAGTTTATTTGGTTTTTCTTCTTTTTTGGTTTTTGTTTCTGTTTTCATTTGTTTTCCTTTAGTTTCGCATCGAGATTAGACTTCGCGCCACTTTTGGGTCGAAACTTAGTGCAAAAGCACTTTCTGACATGGCAACATTGAGTTCCGGACGTGTGCGCCAGTTGGTGATGTCCACATCTGCATATCTTTCGCTGTGGTTCGTTTTTCATGGCTTCACCTTCGCCAGCGCGTCGTTGACTTCTCGCATGATCGCCTTCGCTTGGTCTATCTTATCGAGTGATTGCGCTCGGATAAACGGCTTCACTCTTGCGAGCAAGTCCACCAGCGGCTTTCGCGCTTCGTTGACCAGTCGGTATGCTTCTGTGTTTGGAGCCCCGATTGCAACGTTGACTGTCACGCCAATACGAGCGCACTCTTTTATCAACCAATCGCGTTGCGCTCTTGCTTCGGTGCTATTCTCTCGCTCGGCGGCGAGTTGCTGTTCAACTATAGCTGCACGATCTAGTAGAATCGTAACCTTTTCCCGCTCGGCGGAGAGCGCGGCTTGCAACTCCGGCAAGTCCATATCTTCAGCCTCAATTTGTCTCGCAATCTCTCCCATTCGTTTAATTTGAGCCTTGGTTGGACGTTTGATTTCTGCTAACTTTCTCCACTCGATAATCTCAGGCCGATCCGATTGACCTTCCCCTGCCCAAAACGCGATTTCCTTTCTCGTTTCGTAGAGTTCTTGACGCAAGGTTGCGAGTTCATCTGCCAGCTTGGCTTCGTGCTCAATGAGCGACCGATAGCGCACTGTCTCATAGTATTTCTTTTGGGCGACGAGTGCGGCGTTGAAAATGTCCTTTAGTTTCTTACGAAACCATTGAGGCATCGCCTTGTCGGTTTTCTCGCAAAGTGCTTCGATTTTGTTATCAACGTCAGTCCACTCCTGCTCCGTAGCTGGCGGCTTGCCGGAATGTTGACCGCACAGTTCCACTTTTGTATCGGTTACAAGGCATCCACAGCTTGAGCGATACTTTTCGTCCTCCGTAGCTGTCGTCTGCGATGGCATGTTATCAGTCAACGGATTGTGGATTTGGCAGGTCTTATGAGTGTCACAAGTGCATTGTGGTGTTTTGTTTTCCATATTAATCCTTTCTTGTTTTTACCTCCAATATCTTTCTTGATGGTAGCCTACCGGCTACCAGGTCGTTGAATGTCTTATAAGCTGTCTCGTATCTAGCAGACAAGCTCCAGCTAACGATCCACCACATCCAGAGAATCTGTCTCTCTGTGTGCCAGTAAACATTGCCGTTGATGTGCTCCTCCCTTACGAGTCGATACTTCATGGTTTTGGCGTCCCTTCTACCCCACGTTCTTTTCGCTCTTGCGTTCTTTGCCGTAAATAATGAAGAGCTGTGATTAATCGTTCCAGCGCCCTCATATTATTCTCACTGGGCAACTTCTGATCGAGAAACATTATCCGATCGATCAGCATCTCCAGCACTTCCTCATTGGTCGTGCCGTTGTGCACGGTTACGAATTTCCCATCCTTCTCTTCTTTCTGGATGAACTGGACGATGAGATATCCGCCCTCCATCATGTCCAACTGATATTTATGTCCTGGTACTAGTACTTTCATTTTGTTTTTCCTTTCTGGTTTGTTTTTCGTGAATTCTCTTGTTTCTCTCATCCATCATGGCGTCAGCTGCATTAAAAGCCATATAGGCCGTGCCGGGCCAATTGGCATCATGTTCTGGATTAGCGCACATACCCTGTAGTGCTGCAATAGCACAGAGATCATGCATGGTTATCCCGTCCTGTGGTGGGCAGGCAATGAGCCTGTTTACTTCATATGTACTTGCCGGCCGTGGAAATGCCGGCGGATTTTCTCTATTCATTTCATTTTTACCTTTCTTGTTTGTTGTGTAAATGTTCCGCCATGGAAACCATTCTTGAACTTCCACAGCTGGAGCCCGTTGTTGAAGTAGGACATGTGATTTCATGCCCACATTGCCTCGGACGACATGTATTGCGTCCGGGTCCAAACAACGGCAGTTTACTATTGTATTACAAATGTGGACGCGACCTGCGCCTGGGTGCAGTAGCAGGGAAGCTCGTTGTTTCGCCTATGTAGTCTCTTCTACCCAGAGACCCAAGGTTCGCAGGAAGGCTTCTGCCCGTTGGGCGGATGTGGAGAGTATTACTTTCCAGGCCGGACCACCAGTTACATCGAACAGTAGCACGCAGTAAGTTTCTATTTGTTCCTCGGTTAGCACCTTCTCTGCTTCATGCATGGCGTTGAGGTCGTTCAGGTAATCGGGAAATGTAGCATCTAGGAAATCAGCCAACATTTGTCCGGTTGGAAGATCAGCATCAATACTGCGCTTCCATCCGCACGCTTCGGCTATTGCTATTCGTTGAGCTTCAGGTTTCATAGTTTCCTTTCTTGTTGTTGTATTGACAATTTACTATCTTGGTATCCGAACCTACCCGAATGGTCAAGAAGTCCGATATCGCTCGTGACTGGGGCTGCACGCCTCAGTACGTCCACACCCAGGTAAAGAAGGGCTGCCCAACAGATTCCCTGGAGCACGCCAGGATGTGGCGCGAAGCCCGTCGACAGCGTTCGAGTCATTCAGGTCCACCCGGTTCCCGGGATTACAGTGATGATTCACGACCTGCCAAAACAGGACCAAATGGTCATATCCTTGAGGACATCGGGGATGATATGCTACTCGGTTCCAAAGAAGCTGTTCGGCAAGCCTGGAGACTTTTACGAGAAGCATTGGTTGAGGGGAAAGCACAAAAGATCGGTGCATGGCTTTCGCTTTACACACGATCGGTCGAAGCCAATGTGAAAGCCGAATCCATGATCCGTGAGGAACAAGAGAGGCAGAAGGTACTGATCCCATTAACCGAAGCCCAGGCTGAAGCCAGGAAGGGATACGAGATTATCCTTCAACGACTTAACGCTCTTCCTCAGAACATAAGCGCTAAACTCAACCCTACAGATCCAGCCTGGGCACTGGATATCCTGGAGCAAGAATGTGCAGCCATCATTGAGGATGCCCAGAAGGCATTTGCCTGATGCCTGACACACAAGCGCTATTCCGGAGTTTCCTGTTCCGGATCTTAAAGCCGCCGACTAAGGAATCCGTATGCAGCTGGGCTGAAAAGAATGTAGAGGTCCCGACCGGAGCCATACGAGGCCGGCTAAACCTAAAGATGACTCCATATGGTCGGGAGATCCTCGAACGCTTCGGGGATCGTCGGACGAAGAGTCTGACCCTCTGTTTCGCGTCACAGTCCGCGAAAACCACTCTCACCATCATTGGTATGCTTTACCGATTGGTTCGGGACGCCCAGGATACGATGTGGGTTTTCCCAAACCGGGAATTAGCTAATTCCTTCAGTAAAGCCCGATGGATGAAATTTGTTCAGGCCTGTGAATATGCACGGAGCCTACTGCCCCGCACTACAAAGAACGAGATCGATCGCCATCTGTTCGCATTCATGGAGCAGCATTTTCTGACGATGTTTTTGAAATTCGTCGGTTCAAACAGTCCAGCAAACTTAGCCTCATTTCCATGCGGAATCTTGGTGATGGACGAATGCGATAAATACGGAGATCAGTCAAAGTACGAAGCGGCTGCTTTGGATCTAGCCGAGGAACGCACAAAAACGTTTCCGTTCCCGCTTGTTGTAAAAGCATCCACTCCGACGACTGCGGAGCGGATGATTTGGCCTGCGTTTCTGAAGTCTGATCAACGTTATTTTTGGGTTCCATGTCCGAGGTGTTCTAAGAGCATTACGCTCAAGTTTAGGGTTAAAACCGAAGCCCACGGATTATGTGGACTACGGTGGTGGAGGGAAAGTGACGTCGAGGCTAAAACTGACGGGGAGTGGGATTTAAATAAGGTATCCCAGCAAGCATATTACCGCTGCCAGGAGTGTGGCGGCGAGATCCAGGATTTCGAGCGTCCATCCATAATAAACGCTGGAGTCTGGAATGCCACCAACACTCTGGCAGAGGCTGGTGATTATGGATATCACCTCTCAAGCCTCTATTCGATCCTTGGGCGGAAGACCTCACTGGGTGCAATTGCCGCTCAATGGATCAAGGCCAAGGGAATCCTGTCTGGACGCCAGAATTTCATCAATTCATGGCTCGCTGAGACATGGGATTCAGAAAGGATGTTCGATCAGGAGGACATCAGGCCAGAGCCATATCGCCTCCAGGACGTGCCGGAGGCTTCCGTGGCTATCTTGACCATAGACGTTCAAGAAAACCATTTCTGGGCCGTAGTACGGCGTTGGATGGCCCCTTCCAAAGAGCGACCTAATGGCGAAAGCTGGTTGCTATTCGCAGATAAGGTCGAATCAGTCGAACATCTGGAACAACTGCAAAAGGAGAACAAGATCGACGGAGAGAATGTCCTGGTCGACCTTGCCCACAGACCGAACCAGACCGGCCGGCTTATCCTGGAGCACGGCTGGCGTGGAATCTGGGGCAGTGATACAAAAAGTTTCTGGCACCGTTTCCCAAATGGGACTCGGATCGAGAGGATTTTCTCGACAGTGCAACTCCGAGATCCACATTTGGGAACGGCTTGGGAGTCCAGGACACTTGACCGGGTCCGGTACATTAAGTTTTCGGTCAACGGTGCCATGGACCTAATTTCTTCCCTCAGGTTCCATCAACCACCAATCTGGCATATCTCGATCGATGTCTCTGATAAATACCAGAGACATATGACTAGCCGGATGAAGGTGGCCGTTCAGAGCAAGCGTACTGGTCGCTGGGAGCAGATCTGGAAAGAACTGCATCAGGACGACCACTTGCTCGATTGCGAGGAATTCCAGGTTATACGGGCAATTCAGCTGGGACTGATTTCGGTTCCGGAGGAGAAGATTGAGGTTGCGGCATAGGCACCTCATCTGGATATCGCTCCAGGATCTCAAATGTGGCCTCCTCGTCAGCCACTATTCTCTGACCTGGTCCCACTAGATAGGTATCCGATCTCCCATCTGGATGTAAGCATTTAAGCTTGTAAGTTCCTTTGTTTACTTGCATCCAGTTACCCTTTGCGAACTTGTAAGGGATTTTCCCTACCGGGAAGTCATACCCAGCTCCACCAGGTCCTGATGCTACGATGTAACACATTGAAGCACCTCCTCCTGTTTGGCGGGCCTGACTGGTTCTTTGGCTACGAACTCATCAGGCACATCCAGTTCAAACGAGAATGGACTTAATACAAGCCATCTCAATCTTGATGGAAGATGGCAATCAAGTGTTCTCCAGATGAATTTCTCTACCTCTCTTGGAAGATAGAGCCGGGTCCAAACGCCATCGAAAGATCTCAGTGCGTAGTGGTCTATTGAAACACCAACTTCTAATGCCAACGGTATGGCATCCCTAATTGCCCTCTGAACGATACAGCAAGAACTGTATCGTGGATCACCTTCCCTGATATGTTTCTTACTCACGTTTATTGTTACTTTCATGTTTTAAGCCGGTACTGGCTCTTCCTCCTGTTTGGGTTGGACTATCCTGACTGGTTCTTTGGCGCAGAACTGATCAGGAATCTCGACTTCGAAGCTACGCTCCTCGATCGCGTACCTGCCTTCAGGAACGGTTAAGACCATCCTGTGGATAAACGCACTTACTTCCTCTGGAAGGCGGATAGTTTCCAGCCGACCATTCATCTCCCATAGATGGGCCGCTGATACTCCAACAGTAACCTCGGCTGCCAACGGTAATGCATCGGTCATGGCACGCGCCATAACGCAATCATTAACGGATCTCATTTGACATCCATCGATGTGTTTTCTTTTTACTGGTATTGTTACCTTCATACTTTCACCTCCTTTTGTAGTTTAATGACTTTTCCTACCACTCCCTCTCGGTAGTGGATTCCATCCGCTAGCATGTTAGACTGATCACGACCATTTATTGCATGCAGGGCACGTATCCCGATTGATTTGTTGGGATTATATCGTATCCCGCCGATCTCGACGTAGTCCAGGCAGACTGAAATAGGAGTATCGTGATTATACCCCATTCTCTTCAGTGCTGTTGCGATAAGGCAACCTGATCCGTACTGGAAGTGCCCAGCGCACTGCCGGTCTATTTCCTGTATTGTCACTGTTATTGTATTTGGCAATTTCTTCATTGGTTGTTTGTTGTTCGTTGTTTAGTTGTTCTGGGAGGAACAGGATTAGTCCCATGTCCGCTGCCGACGACGGGCTATTTCCTCTTGGAAGGAAGCGACCTTGATTTCAGCTTCCTTGTTCTTCACCACCTTGTGCCATTTCTCCAGGAAGAGCGACCTGTGATGGCCGGTGCGTCTGTCCGTGACATATCCACGGACGTAGATCCAGCCAGCTTCCAATCCAGCGTCGTCCGCATAAGCCTCGATGGCGGATTTGGCCACATGTGTTGTCCAGTCAAGCTGACGGATTTGAATACGACCAGATTGTTTAGTAGCGATCGTATCCAGTCTCCTACTGGTTTCAGGATCACACGGTACGAAGAACCATTCTCCTTGCCTGAGTGCACCAAATGGTACCCCTTTCGTCCGCAGGAGCCGATGTGCGCCACGAACCGATTTGGCATGTCTGGAAATCGGAGAGATGAAGTGGCGAGTTTCATCCATACCGATCAGGAAGTGATTCGTGGTGGGTTCCTTAACCTCTGCGGTCACGTTTCCTGTGATACGCCATTTCTTATACCCTGGATTATCAATTACCAGTTCGTCTTTCACGTCCGTAACACTCCATTCCGAGTTCGCGGGCATAACGACTCGGAATTCCCTCTTGAGGAGCCGCCCCATGGTATCAGGACTTGGCTTTGTTAAAGGTATGGAAGTGCTAAAGAAGGCTTTACACTGCCTGGTAACTTTCCTTCCACCTTCGTGGACACTTATTGTTGCTTGCCTGAGTTTCTTGCTGCCGTGGACCCGAATCCTGGCATTGCCATGATTCATGAGAACCACACCTTCTCGATGGCGTGGTACGATCGTCATGGCGAACACATCGTCCCCGATCGGTGGACGCTTGTAGGGTTCGACCCTGAGTCCGTATTTCTTCAATGATTCAACTATGTTATCTGTCTTCATTTTGCCTTTCTATGTGTTTTGTTTGTTTTATGTTCTGAGGGGAAATTGTTCTTATACCAGCCATCAGGCAGGAAAGATCCCTTTCTCTCCAGCCTGATTTCCTTGATACCCATACCGAGCAAATCCTCGATTGTGGAACTAGCCGGAATATGGATTGTGTCTCCTTTATGGTTACGGAAACTTATGTGCATTGGTAATGGTGGTTTCTTCTTCTTCGTCTTCTTCATTGTGATAATTTTCGTCTTAATATGTCGTCTTTGTGAGGAAACATGCGAGGAAACATGTCTCTATATCTTTTTACTCCAGCAACGGCTGAACCGTAGGTTTTGTAATGGAACTGCCTTTGTATGACATGATAATCCCCGGTCTCGTTCCACACCCTGCTCATTTCACGGATACGCCTAACCCGTTGGCGCATATTTCCCCTGGACCAATGGATCGGTCTTCTGTATGGAAATAACTCCACGCCATAAGTCTTCCTAAACATAGAAATCTTACTGATGGACCGATTCTCATTCACTTTTTCACCGAATATCGCCACCGATAATTCTTCTATTGATGCACCAGATTTCCAAGCATCAGAGATCGACCGGATTCGATCATCCCTGGCTTGTTGGCGTACAAGACGCTGAGCCCTGAGCTGCTCTATCTTCGGAATAATCCGATCTCGTCTCGTAGCATGCCCCTCCTGGACACAGATTTGCCGAACTCTTTCCCGCGAGAAACTGCCGTGGATTCTGTCACTGATCCTGCGTGCTATTTCACTGTGGCTTACATTCTCATTATCCCATCGCAAAATCAGGAGAAGATCGTCGTCTGTTATTTTACTCTGTTTGCCGGCCTTACCTGGTCTCCTGCCTCCCGGCGGCCGCATTTTGGTACCGAAAGCGTGTAAGGCTGTACGCATCGAAGCCGTGTCCGTTTTATACTTCACGGATAGATCAAAAATGGTGGAACCTTTCTCATATTCCTTCTTGATCGATCGTGGTAATTTTCGCCATATAGGTATGTAGTTCTTCATTGTAGTGTTATTGACATTCAGGTTTGGTTACCGACCCGAACCGAAATGATCGCAGTACAAGAGCGCGAACCTGCGCAATATTTGCAGTTACGCTCATTGCTGGAGCACATCGTTTCGGTTATTGCTAAGAAGACGCCCAATCCCGAGATAAATCACCTGCCAAACTCTGCTTTATTTCTCCTGGCAGTAGACCCACACGATCAGGGGCGTTTCATTGGAAAGTTAGGGAGGACAATCTGGGCAATCCAGACTATTTTCTGGTATGCGGGATTAACCCTGTGCGGATACTCGTATTCCGTCCGCCTT